TGAATGCTGGTGCGTTTATTACTGCACAATATGACGGTACACCGACAACATACTTTATGGGTGCTGGTTTAAAAACAGATAACACTACTGTTGCTGCATTTGTTGGTAAACGAAATGCTCCTGCTGCTGTTCCTACTTGGTATGAACTGTGGGATAAAACACAAGCACCAGTACAAGCAAACAAACAAGATACAACTGCTAATGCAGTATTACAAAATGGTGCATTTGAATTAGGTTCTAATTATCTTCAGAATCAATTTAACTTAGCAGTTGGTAATGGTGTTTGGTTAGCGCTTAATGAGTATGTTGGTGGTCAAACTACATTAGTAAATGGTTGGGTTTATAAAGTTAAAATCTTAGCTGTTAGTACTGGTGTATCAACAGGTACAACTTATTACTTAACTCAAACAGCTGCTGGTGTATGGGCTGCAAGACGCGCAGGTAACTATGCTGAAACTGGAACTAACCAACCAAGTTTAAGAATTGCTTCAAATAACTTAATTGAGTTATCTCATTCTGGTACTGGCGCATTATCATTAAGTGTTTGGATGGAAGGTTGGTACACAGGTAACGTTACTATTCAAAACCCTGCATGGTTTGGTATTGACCCATTTTTACGTCGTGAGTTTACTAACCATCAATTAGAAATTGACCGTTTAGGTACTTACTACGGTATTTGGGATAGAAAAGACAGACCTGCACAGAACAACCGTTATGACAACACTGTCGGCGCAATGATGCAAGCAGGTTCATTTGGTTGGGGTACAACTGTATTTGGTACAGATGGTTTTACTGTAAACAATGCAACTATTACTGATGCTAATGCTATTACTGTATCAGGTGCTTATGCTTGTAGTCCTACTTGGACAGGTTCACCGATTGCAGGGACTAACGGTGGAAATCAAGGCTGTTTAGTTCACATGTCTTGGAATAACGTTAACTATGCAGTGCAGACGTTCTATTTTATTCAGGGTAACTCTACACATGCTATTCGTTTTAAAATAGCTGGTGTATGGTCAGGTTGGAGTAAATTCCTTACTGATGAAAATACACCAACACAAACTAACCCGTATGATACTACAGCTTTAGCTTTATTAAAGGCAGGTAGCTTCGGTTTAGGTACTAATAACATAACTACTGTATTAGCTGATGCAACTGCATTACGAGTATCCGGTATTTATCGTGTTGGTACTTCGTGGACTGGTAGTGTTATTTCTGGAACAGACAGTAATAACCAAGGTGTATTAGTACATTGGGCTTGGGCAACCAACTATGGTGTACAGATGTTCTATAACGTACAAAACAAAAACCATTATGTACGTCATTTAAATAACGGTACTTGGTCTGCTTGGGATGTGCAATATAATAGCAGTAATGTATTAAATGCTGTTACTTACGCTGGCGGTCAAAATACTGGTGGCCTAATGGAGTATGGTACTAACTCTAACGGAGCATACTACAAATATGCTGATGGTAGATTAGAGTGTTATTTTACTCGTACCGTTGCAATGGTTGCTAATACAGATGACTTCTATTCTTGGATATTTCCACATACTTTTGCTACAGCTCCGGCTTATGTTACAACTAACATAACTGGTGCATCAATTAGTAATGCGTTTAAAATTAACAAAGCAACAGCAGCAGGTGTAACAACAACTCAAGCTACTGTACGTGCTAACGTAGACTATGCACAGACACAAACTTTAGTTTACTGTGCTGTTGGTCGTTGGAGAAGCTAATATGAAAATTGTATTGATGTTAAGTGCCGCACATGAGCCGATGATTGATTACCCTTCTATTTATATAGAAGGGGAGTCCATTGTATTTAATGGGTTTGAATATGATTTAAGTGTTATTCCAGAAGGTGGGGAAGTAGAAGCAGAATTTCCTGCTGCTGGTATAATCAAACGTGTTGAAGGTGTTATTAATATTAGTTTGGTTTATCAGTACCATTCAGGTAAAGCAGAGTTAAACCAATCAACTGACATTAATGATTTTACATTTGATATTGAAGAAGGTCACGTACCTTGCCCTATCATTTGGAAACCAATTGTAGAGGAAACTATTGATGTTTAATGTAGCTAATATCAGAACTTCTGAACAGATTATCGCTGAACGGGATGTATCATTGTTTAGAAGTTCAAGACAAAGACTGATAGATGAATCTGTTGTTGAAACTACTTCGCAAAAGAAATTTGATGCTAATGAACTAGCACAAAATCGCATGTCTAATGCTTTAATGGCTTTGACTATTGCAGGTAAATCGGACTCAGATACGTTGCATTGGAGCTTGGCAGATACTGCTTCAGGTGTGGCTACAGAGATTACTGTAGCCGAACTTAAGGAAGCTTATGTACGTGCCGTAGAAAATATGGCGGCTATTTGGTTAAGATAGGGGCTTTTGCCCCTTTCTTTCTGCTACCATAAGGCAACTGCATGAGGATTAATTATGATTTATGAAAAAGAGACAGAAATAGTAGAGCCAGTAAAGCTGACTGATTGGGCTAATGAGCCTAAAGTAGCAGACTTACGGAAGGATTTATTAGAAGCTGAAAGCTCACACAGTACAGCTGTTACTAAGATTAACGGTTACTTAGATAACCTTTATGTACGGAACAATGCTGCACCTAAGAAAGTAGCAGGGCATTCCTCAGTACAACCTAAGCTTATTCGTAAACAAGCTGAATGGCGTTACGCTGCATTATCAGAACCATTCTTAAGTACTGATGATTTATTTAATATTGACCCGATTGCTAATGATGATGTTGAAGCTGCTCGTCAGAATCAACTTGTATTAAACAATCAGATTAATACTAAAATAAATAAAGTAAAATTCATCGGTGATTATATTCGTAGTGCTGTTAACACAGGGACTGTAATATGCAGAACAGGATGGTTGTACGAAGACGAAGAATACGAAGAAGAAGAACCCGTATTTGAGTATGTTACTTCTAATTCACCTGAAGATGCTGCAACTATTCAAGAATTGATGGCTATTGCTCAGAATGACCCTGAACAATTTGAATCAGAAGTTTCTAGCGAATGGAAAGAAGCTTTACAGTTGACTATGCAAGAAGGTGTACCAGTGATTCCTAATCAGACTGGTACACAGATGGTTACTAAAACTAAAGTGTTGCGTAATCATCCAACTGTTGAAGTATGTAACTATAAACATGTAATCATTGACCCTACATGTAAGGGTGACATTGATAAAGCATCGTTTGTTATATTCAAGTACGCTACAAGTATTTCTGATTTAAAAAAGAAAAAGAAATATAAAAACTTAGAAGCAATTAATCAAGAAGATACAGATTACTTATCTGCATCTGATGTTGATTTTGAAAACAATACATTTAAGTTTAGCGATAAAGCTAGACAACAATTAGTATGTCATGAGTATTGGGGCTTTTGGGATATTGATAATAACGGTATTACTAAACCTATTGTTGCGACGTTCGTAGGTAAAGTAATGATTGGATTAGAAGAGAATCCATTCCCTGATAAAGCATTGCCATTTGTATTGGTTCCATATTTGCCAGTGGTAGATGAAAACTATGGTGAACCGGATGGCGAGCTATTAGAAGATAACCAGAAGATTATAGGTGCTGTTACCCGTGGTATGATAGATATTATGGGTCGTAGTGCTAATGGTCAGATTGGTTACGCTAAAGGCACTCTGGACACGTTAAACGCGAAACTGTTCAAAGCAGGTAAAGACTACGAGTTTAACCCCGGAGTCATGCCAGAAAGCGCGTTCTACTTACATAAATATCCTGAGATTCCTCAGTCAGCATACAACATTATTTCTATGCAAAATGCTGATGCAGAGGCCATTACAGGCGTTAAATCGTTCCATAATGGTATCAGTGGGCAAGCACTAGGCAACACCGCTACGGGCGTTAGAAGCGCATTGGACGCTACCAGTAAACGTGATTTAGAGATTTTACGTAGACTGGCGAAAGGTATTGAAGATATTGGCCGTAAAATGGTGGCTATGAATGGGGCTTGGTTGTCTGACGTTGAGACTGTTCGGATAACTAATGAAGAGTTTGTTCCTGTTCGTCGTGATGATTTAGCTGGTAATTTCGATTTAAAACTGACTATTTCAACAGCTGAAGTTGACAACCAGAAGGCAGAAGAATTAGCCTTCATGATTCAAACTTTAGGTAACACTGTTGATTTTGGTATTACTAAAAAGTTATTGGCCGAAGCAGCAAGATTACGTAAAATGCCTAAGTTGGCGATGGAGATTGAACAATACGAGCCGCAACCAGACCCATTACAAGTTGAAAAAGCTCAACTTGAGAATGAGTTAATTAAAGCTCAGATTTATGAATCTCAAGCTAAAGCACAGGCTGCATTAGCAAGTATCGGATTAAATGAAAGCAAAGCACAATCTGAACAAGCTAAAGCTAAGAAATATAATAGCGAAGCTGATAAAACAGATTTAGACTATGTAGAGCAAGAAACTGGTACAACGCATGAACGTGACAAAGATTTAATGATGTCTGAACGTGCGTTGAAAACTCAAGAAACTCTTTTGAAAGAAGCTGCTAAGAAGAAGCAAGAAGCAAAAGAGTAGTAAAACAGAAATCTCAACCAATAATGGTGAGGACACAAGGAAATACTTATGAACGTAGATTTAACTGCATTAAAACGTGAACAAGAACTAGGCGAAGCATTGCTTCGCCTTAGAGATAATCCTGATTTCAAATTATTAATTGAAACGGAATATCTTAAAGAGTTCCCTGCTCAATTAGCTATGTTGGCTGGTGCTGATGATATGCAGTATCCAGATGGACAAGCACGTATTAAGAAATCTCTTGATGGTGTTGGTGCATTATCTAATTTCTTTAACCGTGTTCGCATTCAAGGTGAATCGGCAAAGAATAATATCGCTTCGTATGAAGCTGGTGACTTCGCTGACTTTGATGATGTGGAGTAATAGATAATGGCTAAGAACTATTTAGAAATGACCGATGAAGAAATCATGAACATGTCTGAACCAGATATGGAACAAGATGAAGTAATCGAAGAACAAGAAGAATCTTCTGAAGAAGAGTCAGAAGAATTACCTGAAGAAGACAGTGGAGAAGAACCTGAAACCACTGAAGAAGAAACTAATGAAGACCTAACTCCAGAAGATAAGGAAGAAACTTCTGAAGAAGGTGAAACTAAAGAAGAAACTGACGAAACAAATACGGATGATAAGCCAGAAGATACAACTGATGCAGTTGATTACGAATCTGTTTATAAACGTATTATGGATACTCCAATTAAGGCTAATGGAAAAGACTTAAAACTAAAGAGTATTGATGAAGCAGTACAGTTAATTCAAATGGGAGCCAACTATAATAAGAAGATGGCTTCATTAAAACCTCACTTAAAATTATTAAAAACACTTGAAAATAATTCATTATTGAATGAGAATGATATTAATCTTCTGATTGATATTAAAAAGAACAAGCCAGAAGCAATTGCTAAACTACTATCTGATGCGAAGATTAATCCATTAGATGTAGATATTGACGGTGCTAAAAATTATGTACCGCAGAACCATTCGGTTTCTGACCAACAGATGGTGCTAGATGAAGTAATTAGTGAATTACAATCAAGCGAACTGTACAGTCAGTTAAGCGAAGTTGTTGCGGTGAAGTGGGATGATAGTAGTAGACAGGCAATCTATAAAGAGCCTGAAGTATTACGCAGACTTCATGAACACATGAAACCTGATGCTGATGGAAATAGTATTTATGGTTATGTTTCCGCTGAAGTTGAAAGACGTAGAGCTTTAGGTTTAATTAAAGGTGTGTCTGATTACGAAGCATACATTAATGTTGGTAACGACCTGTACGAACAACACAGACAACAACAAGCTCCGGCCAATGTAGTTAGTCAACGTGTAGTTAAACCAGCGGTAAAGACCAGTAATGTAAATCCAGAAACGGTAAAAAAACAAAAACAAGCTGCTGCTCCAACGAAAGCTAAAGCAACAGTTAAAGATTCTTCAGAGTTCAACCCATTAGCGTTGTCAGATGAAGAGTTTGAAAAAATTATCTCAAATCGTTACTAAAAGGATGTCATTATGACTCAGAGCTATAAAAATCCAGCTGGCGGTACACCAAGTTCTATTGGTACACAGTTCAATACCTTCTATTGGCAGAAGAAAGCGTTAATTGAAGCCAAAAAGAAAATGTACTTCGGCCAATTCGCTGATACCACTACCATGCCTAAACACATGGGTAAAAAGATTAAAGTGTTCCAATACATTCCACTGTTAGATGACGCCAACATCAACGACCAAGGTATTGATGCGAACGGTGCTTCTACTACAGTAGAAAAAACAATTAAGATTTCTTTGGTTAAAGAAGGTCTGTACACAACCAAGTATGCTGTTGGTGAAGGCGCTGATTCTGGTGCTGCAACTACTGCTGCTGAAACTCGCGCACATGCAATCTTCACTAAAGAATTAGGTTTCGCTGGTGCTAACTATGCTGCTTCTAAAGCTGCTGCCGTTGCTGCTGGTGTTATCGTAGTTGACTCTGAAGTTGCTGTTCCAGTATCTGGTAACTTGTACGGTTCATCTAAAGACATCGGTTATATCTCTAGCCGTATGCCAGTATTAACCGAAAACGGCGGTCGTGTTAACCGCGTTGGCTTCAAACGTCGTGAATTAGAAGGTACATTCTCTAAGTTTGGTTTCTTCGATGAATATACCCAAGAGTCATTAGACTTTGATACCGATGCAGAATTAGAACAGCATACCAACCGTGAAATGATTAACGGTGCTGCTGAACTGACTGAAGATGCTTTACAAATCGACTTGCTGAACGCTGCTGGTGTTGTTCGTTACGGTGGTACTGCTGTATCTAACGCTACCATGACTGGTGAAACTGCTGATACCAAATCATTAATCAGCTACGCTGCTTTAATGCGTCTGTCACTTGATTTAGACAACAACCGTTGCCCTAAAGAAAGTAAGATGATTACTGGTACTCGTATGATTGATACCAAAACTGTTCGTGGCGCTCGTCACTTACTGATTGGTTCTGAACTGGTAACACTGTTCGAGAAAATGACTGACTACTTTGGTCAGAAAGCGTTTATCTCTGTTGAACAGTATGCAGCTGGTTCTGAAATCGCTGAAGGTGAAATTGGTGCAGTCGGCCCGTGGCGCATCATCGTAGTTCCAGAAATGATGTATTGGGCTGGTGTAGGTAAAACTGTTACTTCTAACGCTGGCTACCGTGAAACTGGCGGTAAATATGATGTGTTCCCAATGCTGGTTATTGGTAGCGAATCATTTACTACAATCGGTTTCCAAACTGATGGTAAATCAACAAAATTCACCATCTACAGCAAAAAACCAGGCAAAGAAACTGCTGACCGTAATGACCCATACGGTGAGAAAGGTTTCATGTCAATCAAGTGGTACTACGGTATGTTAGTACTGCGTCCAGAGCGTATTGCTCTTTGCAAAACGATTGCTGAATGGTAATCTAAGCTCTAACGAAAGCCACCTTCGGGTGGCTTTTTTAGCAATGTAATAAAAAGGTATCACCCTTTTCAAAAGAGGCTCCATCATGGAACAAATGACACTTGAACGTATTGAAGAAACATTAGATAAATTGAACCTGTCAGAAGAAGAACAGGTTGATTGGTTACGTGAACGTTGCGATGAATTCAATATTGAATATCATCATAAAGCTGGCTATGCCAAACTGATTACACTGTTATTAGCTCATTACAATAAAGATGTAAAAGCTGATACTGAAGAAACTAAAGAAGTTTCAGACAAACCAATTCGTGTTGAAGATTTAGAATTTAAATCTTTAGACCGTTACGTTGATGAAACAGATACTGATTTCGCAGCACGTAAACGTAAAGAAGCACATCGTTTAGTACGTGTACGTATCACTTGTATGAATCCAGTGAAGAAAGAATTGCAAGGTGAAGTGTTCACTATTGCTAATGACTTATTCACCATCAAACGTATGATTCCTTTCCACGGTAATCCAACACATATTGAAGTAGCATTCTTGGATATGTTGCGTGAACGTAAGTTCCAGCAATTCCGTGAAACACGTAAATCAAGCTTAAGTGAAGCTCCAATGCAAGAAGGTTACTTGGTTCCTGAATTCGCTATTGAAGTTATGTCACACATGACTCCTGAAGAAATGGAACGTTTAGCAATCGAGCAAGCTCGTTCTAATCGCGTAGGTTAATAATATGGCTATTACAGTAAGTCAAATCACCAGTGCTGATAAGTCAGGTATATTTGATGTCTTAATGGCTCAAATTAATGCTCAGTTAAATGAACAATTTCAAGCTAAACGTATTAGCGGTAAAGAATACGCTGAAGTTTATTTAGGTGCTTTGACTTCTGTATTAGGTCAAAGCGTCCAGTATGTTACTTCGGTTCAAACTGCTGATGCACAAGTAGCTCTGATTAATGCTCAGAAGCTCCAAGTAGAAGCTGAAACTCAGAAAGCTGTTTTAGAAAAAACAGTGATTGAAAAACAAATCTTAAAATTAGAAAAAGATATTCTTATTGCTGATAAACAATTAGAAATTTTAGCTGAACAACTAATTAAATCAGGTATGGAAACCGACTTGATTAATGCTAAGGTTAAAACTGAAGAAGCTCAGTATAAAGACACAGTTGACGGTGTAGCTGTAGCTGGTATCATTGGCAAACAGAAAGAACTGTACGCTAAACAGTCTGAAGGCTTTTTACGTGATGCAGAACAGAAGTTGTTAAAGATTATGTCTGATATTTGGGCTATTCAGAAGTCTACTTCGCCTAATGACATCATAGTCAACCAAACAGGTCTACATGATAACAACATTCGTGTAGTAGCAATAAAGGCAATAGAAGGTATTGGTGGTATCCCGTTGAATGCACCAACCTAATATTGAATAATGAGGAAAGGACGGGCAACCGTCCTTTTTTATTTAATGAGCATATTTAATAATGAATACAAAATTGTTGTTGGTGTTAGTACACAAAAGCTAATTAAAGATAAGTACAACGAACTTCGTGACTCTGCACTAGACGCACTCATTAATAATAAGTCATTCATTGAAAACATTAAGCAAGTAATGGGCAATGGCTTAGGCGCATCCGTAAGAAAGTACGTAAACATAACTGAGAAATCGCATACAGATTTACTTGGCCTTAACGTTATAGATTATAATGCTTGGCTTAATTTTGGGTTACAGTTTGCAGAAGCTGGTTATGGGATGAATGACCCTATAGTTATGAAGACTTATGCCCAAGTAAAGTTTTTCTTTTATAACTATAAAAAGATGTTTGATTTAGTAAATAGCCATGTACCAAATACTCACAATTTCCGTTATTACTGGTCTAATAGATATGACCCATTAGGCTACTTAACCAATGAATACATGCCTAATTTTATGGACTGGAATCCAGTAACTAAAGAATTAAGTAACTACCCACCAGAGATATTGGCACTTGGTTCAGTAATTAAAGTTGAATGGCTTGGTGATATTCAAATGAATATGTGGGGGCCGCAGCCACGTTTGAAGGTGTATCTAAATACAGGTGTAGTTGACTACTTGTATTCCCCACTTAATTTAAATAATTGGATGGATGACAATAAGAGCCTATTAATAATTAGATATAGAAACAATACTTCAGCTGGCATATTACAAATACCATTATCCGAATTACCTGAAGAAATGAGTACCATTATCAAAGCATCTGATTATAGTCAAATGGGTAAATACATCCCCACTTCTTCAGTAGTGAAAAGTAAAGTACCTTTAATTGAAGACTTGGTTAATCCTAAAAGAAAACCAACTATAGAAGCTTTAAATGTATTTGGTATTAGCTTACAAGAAGTAACTGACGGCATTATGTCTACTGCCAGTGGCAATGACCCTGAATTAGTAGATGATGCTTTCATTGGCTTCGGTGTCAATATTAGAAATACGTCACAGATTTCTATTGATTATATGTTCGATTTTTTTACTTACTTAAAACAAACACAAGGTTCGTCTAATAGAGCTTATTGGGAAGACTTCTTAAATAATGCAAACAATGCCAATGAAAACTATTTTTTAAACAGTAAGTATAATGATATAGAAATAATAGGTGGTGATGGTAACAACTACAGACATAAAATTAGATTTACTTGGTCTGAATCTACTATGACTAATGAAGTCATTGGTGAAGTAGGTATTACAACTAAAGAAGTAATTCTGCGTGACTATTTAGATGTTGGTGGTTGGGAAGTTGATGATTCAAGTTTAATCTTGAAGAGACAAATTACACCGACACAAGTTATCACTATAGAAGTACGTGGGTTAAACTACGTAGCTGAAACATACCCTGATGCTTTCGCTTATTACAGATTAACTGAATATGATGATGAAGCAAAGAACCATATTTACTTGCCATTAGTACGTGGTCTAACAGAACAATATGGTGTATTTGAAAGAGGTGAATTATTTCAAGAATGCTTGGTTCTAACAGTATTTGC